GTGTTCCCTCGCTCTGGTTTAAAAGTTTCCGCAGAAAGACTGAGAGAGTTGTCTACGGAGAGAAATCTTAGAAATAAACCATTGATTCAGGAAGTTCCTGAAGAAATTAAAAAACCAGCTAAAAAGGTAAGAAGTAATGTTGAGTGAAATATGCCAAGAACTAAAAAACTGGTTTGATAGAAATCAGCCTAAGTTTCATGGTGATTTTGAAATATCTGATGGAAAAATTACTGATGAAGCATTTACAGTCGCTATTCAGAATAATCAGTATTTCAGAATTATTGGTTCTATATTTAATGACGGTGTATATAAATATACCGATGATCTAGAATTAACTGATGAATCATTCTCAGGTTCAATTTGGTTTATGGCTATTCCTAAAGAAGTTATTGCTTTAAGCACTGAAATCACCGAATGGTTAACTAAATATGGTGAATCTATCAATTCTCCCTATCAAAGTGAATCATTCGGTGGTTATTCTTATAATAAATCGAGTGGAGGATCTGATTCAAGTGCACCATCGTGGCAAAGTACGTTTGCGTCAAAGCTTAATTTATGGAGAAAAATATAATGTCATTATTATTTGAAGCCATGGAAAATTGTATAATGCTTGATAAACGTACAACTGCTGATGGATATGGTGGATATGTAATTTCTTGGGTAGATGGAGCAGAGTTTCAAGCTGCTATTGTATTGGATAATTCAATTCAAGCAAGAATAGCAGAAAAACAAGGTGTCACTGCTCTTTATACTATTACTACTAGAAAAGCTATCAATTTACAATACCACGATGTATTTAAGCGACTTGGAGACGAAAAAGTATTTAGAATAACTTCTGATGGAGATGACAAAAAGACACCGAATAGCGCAGGTTTAGACATGCGGCAAGTTAGTGCTGAAGAATGGATTTTGGAAGATGAATAAGATACAGGCACTCAGTTCTTTTTGGAATAGTTTTAATTTAACAGCGTATGACGCATATACAGTACCAGATGATGCACGGCTTCCTTATATTACATATGAAGCATCAAGTGATAATTTTGGTAATGTGCTCATGCAGACAGCATCATTATGGTATCGTGATAGTAGTTGGTTAGACATAACTAATAAAGAGCAAGAAATTGCTGATTTTATTACCCGTGGTGGTAGAATGATCAAATATGATGATGGTTGTATGTGGATTCAAAAAGCATCACCGTGGGCACAGCGATTAGATGATCCCAGTGATGATATGATAAGAAGAATTGTATTAAATGTAATGGTTGAATTTTTAGATTAGGAGGTATTAAAAATGAAATACACACAAATTCCTACTACTACATTTCAGAATATTCAGCTCAATGCAGGAATAATTGTTGATAATTTTAATCCAGACACAGGAGTGATCGGCAATTTACTTGGAGCTACTTCTGGTGGAATTAACTTTACTGATAGTGTGGAGTATAAGGATTTTGGAGAGGACATTGATAATTGTCCTAAGAACATGATGGAGCTAAAACAGCTTGACAAGCATGAAGTTAAAATGAGCGGGACTTTTGTTACTATATCTGCAGATACAGCAAAAGCCCTTGCTGGTTCTGCAGATGTAGATCCCTTAAATGCTAATCATATTATTCCGAGGAATGATATTCTTTCATCTGATTTCCAGACGTTATGGTGGATTGGAGATTATAGCGATGTTAATACCGGTGATAATGCTGGTTTTATAGCAATTAAAATGCTTAATGCTCTTAATACTGGTGGATTTCAGATTCAGTCAACAGATAAAGATAAGGGTAAGTTTGCTTTTGAATTTATGGGACACTATAGCATGGCTGCACAAGACACGGTTCCTTATGAGATTTATATTAAGCAGGGTGGAGATGAACCTGTTCCCAGCATACTTCTTAATAAGCATACCGTAACGATCGATAAGGGAGACGATGTTACTCTTGTAGCTACAACAGTTCCTGCCGATGCAGTTATTACGTGGACATCATCAAATTCATCGACAGCATCCGTTTCAGATGGTGTTGTTACTGGTGTAGCAGAAGGCAATGTAATTATCACCGCAACAATTACTGTTGATGGTGTGGATTATACAGACACATGTACGATTATTGTAGAAGCTGCATAAGGAGAGATAATATATGAAGAAGCTGTCTGACTATACAGGCGATGATGCAATAGAATTATGGGCAGATTTATTAGAGCCATTGTCAACAATACTTACAGATGAGAATGTACGTGATGTCATTCAGTCTGGAGACTCTAGATTAAATATAGCAAAAACTATATTAAAGTCTCATAAGAAAGAAGCTGTGACCATTTTGCTTCGAATAGATCCAGAACCAATAAATGGCTTAAATATAATTCTACGATTAATAGCCTTACTTGCAGACATTGGAGAGAATGAGGAGATAAAATCTTTTTTTGGGTATGCGGCGCAGGTGAAGAAGGACGACGGATCTTCTGGCTTTGTTATGGAGAATACAGAGGGAGTAGACAGCTAAAGTATTTTATGCGGTATGTAGAAGCACGAATTGACAAATATCAACGTGAGGAAGCATACCGCATTTATACTACACGAAGTTTACAACTGATGCCACAGAGTAAATGGATTGAAATGACGTATTTAGATGCCTTAAAGCCGCATGAAAAAGAAAAATCTGGTGATGAAATATTACTAGATACTATGATAAATGCAGGACTTAGATTTGAGGAATAAAGATGGCTACCAACGTTTTTGACTTAGTTGCAACACTAAGTTTAGACTCAAGTAAATATGTGAGTGGTCTCAATCAGGCCAAAGGAATTGGTGGAGCATTTGGAAATGCGTTGGGCACTGCTGCAAGAGTGGGTTTGACCGCTGTGACTGCAGCTACTACTGCTGTTGTGGGATTTGGTGCTACATCAGTAAAAGCCGGTGGCGATTTCGATAAATCTATGTCGCAAGTTGCAGCTACAATGGGTGTAACTACAGATCAAATTGGCAATTTACGAGATTTCGCACAAGAAATGGGAAGTACGACTGCATTTTCTGCTACACAATCTGCTGATGCGTTGAATTATATGGCTCTTGCTGGATATGATGCAGAAACATCAATGGCAATGCTACCTAATGTATTAAATCTTGCGGCGGCAGGGGGCATTGATCTTGCCAGTGCTTCCGACATGGTAACGGATGCACAAAGTGCTTTAGGGCTTAGTCTTGATGACACCAGTACAATGGTTGATCAAATGGCAAAAACATCATCTAAGTCCAACACTTCAGTTGCCCAACTTGGCGAAGCATTTCTTACTATCGGTGCTACAGCTAGAAACCTTGCAGGTGGAACTACAGAACTTTCAACTGTTCTTGGCGTTCTGGCGGATAACGGCATCAAGGGTGCTGAAGGTGGAACGCATTTAAGAAATATGCTTTTGGCACTGCAAACCCCAACTAAGGACGGCACTGCCGCTCTCGCACAGTTGGGGATGACATACGATGATATGTATGATTCTGCCGGTAATATGAGAGCATTGCCAGAAATAATGCTCCAATTGCAGACAGGAATGGAAGGGATGACGCAAGCATCTAAAGATGCTATTATCAGCGGAATCTTTAATAAGACTGATCTGGCGGCGGCAAATGCTCTTATAGGTACATCTAAAGAGAGATTTGATGAACTTACTGGATCTATTGATAATGCTACCGGAGCCGCTCAGCAGATGGCTGATACTCAACTTGCTAATTTGCAGGGTGATGTTACTTTATTTCAATCTGCACTTGAAGGTGCACAAATTGTTATTAGTGACGCGTTAAACCCTACTTTACGCAAATTTGTCCAGTTTGGAACAGATGGACTTTCAAAACTTACGAGCGCGTTTAAGGACGGTGGTCTTAATGGAGCCATGACGGCTCTTGGAGAAATACTTTCTAAAGGGCTTAATTTAATCATTGCATCTCTTCCACAAATGATAAATGCTGGAATGCAGTTATTAGGCGCATTAGGACAAGGGCTCTTAGATAATCTTCCTACAATCGTAGATGCAGCTAGTCAAATAATAATGATGTTATTACAAGGACTTATGCAAGCTTTACCACGGTTAGCAGAAGGTGCAATACAAATAGTATCTCAATTGGCTACTGGTATAGGTGAAATGGCACCTATAATTATTCCAGATGCAGTAAATGCTATAATTGATACTATCATCGCATTATTAGAAAACGCTGATGCACTTGTTGATGGTGCAATTGCATTAATGGAAGGATTATCTACAGGACTTGTAAATGCAATTCCAGTATTACTTGAACGACTTCCTGAAATTTTAATGGCATTAGTTGATGCTATTATTACAAGTGGACCAGAATTGATGTTAATGGCGGCTAACCCAATGATGGCGGGGCTTGCGAGCGGTTTATTAGATAACATTCCAAGTGTTACGGCAACAATTCCGCAAATAATGGATGCCATAATTAGTGCATTTGAACCACTTGTTAGTGGGTTAATGGAATCAGTACAAGGTGCGTATAACGCCGTAAATGAATGGTGGGCAGGAGTTGTTACTTGGTTTGAAGAACTTGGAAATCAGATCATAGAATTCTTTAGACCCGTAACAGAAACATTACTTTCGATATGGAATGATTTTGTCGAAATGATTACGCCATTACTTGATGCGTTTAGAAATCTTTTTGAAACAATATTTGAAGCTATCAAAATTGTTACAGATAGAGCATTTAATGCAGTAAAAGATAAGGTATTAGAGGTATGGAACGGCATTACAGAAGAAACTAGTAAATGGTCAAAAGGCATTGAGACCTCAGTGACGGATACTTGGAATAATTTAATTGAAGGTGTTACTACATTTTTTGCTCCTATTAAAGAAAAAATTGAGAATATCTGGACAAGCATTATAGATTCTGCAAAAGAGTGGGGAAGAGATGTTCTTGAAAGTTTTGCCGATGGAATAAGTGATGGAATAAATTTTATTACAGATGCTTTAAATGCTGTCTCACAAGCAATTAAAGATTTAATAGGATTTTCCGAACCAAAAAAAGGTCCGCTTTCGAACTTTCATACTTATGCTCCAGACATGATGAAATTATTTGCGCAAGGCGTTAAGAACAATACTGGTATCATTACTAGTCAAATAAAAGATAGTTTTAACTTTGGACATATTTTATCAGATAGTAATCTTGGTACCAATTCCAGTTACTCAAATGGTTATATGCACAGTGATAAAGTAGTTGCAGATGGATTTGTACAGAATCTCGTGATAAATTCGCCTAAGCAGTTAGATCCTTCAGAGATAGCAAGACAAACAAGAAATGCGAATAGAGAATTTGTATTGCAGTTAAGGACGGTTTAATATGGCAGCTGATAGAAGCATTATTTGTACAAATAAAGATGGTGATACAATAACATTTGCAGAAAAGGATTTTAGCCCCTTTATTCTCGTAAGTGTTGACGGTGTTTATGATAATAAAAACAATGTAAAGCTTATGGAAAATACAATGACTGATGGTGCTGTTTATCAGAGTAGCGTTACTCCATATAGAAACATTGTGATTGTCGTAAAAGATAGAAGTGTTACAAAAACACCCAATGATGGGTCTGATGTTTATATTTCTTCTGCTGTAATACGTGGAAAAACTCTTGAAATATTAAATGCTACTACACCTAAAGAATCAAAAGGTGGACAAGACTATGCAGACCATCGTGATTTGCTCGATAAAGTTTTTAAGAAAAAAGAATTTGGGACACTTGTTTTTACTGAAGCTAATAAGACAAGAGCAATTGATTATATTGTAGAAAGCATAACTTCTACAGGAAAATATGATCAGCGACACCATACTATAAGTCTTATTTGTCCGGATCCATTTTTCTATGACTTGAATGAGCAAAGTTCTTTTCTTGTTGAACTTATTCCAGATTTTCAATTCATTCATGAATTTACATCAAGTGGAGAAACATTTGGACATAACGACATTGGATATAGAAATATTTACAATGATAGTGCAAATGAAAATATCGGAATAACTATAAAGATTCAAGGAAAAGCTGATATAAAAAATCCATCAGTCACAAGGATGGAAACAGGTAAGTATATAAAAGTTGGTTCTGATGATAATCCATTCATACTTGATTCTG